TCTCTATATTTCTTAGAGATACTGAGTTCCACGCCAGTTGGAATCTTTTTAATTTGAAGTTGATTAGCCATTGCCGTACCCTAAAAATGAAAATGCGCTATAGAACCTACTCCTAGGTGTTACCCCAGGAGTAGGACTCAGTGTGACTTAGCTGAACAGCTTGGTAGCCAGGTCGACGTTGATCTGGTCTTGTTCGGCCATCCACGTAGCGTGGTCTTCCGAGTGGTGGTAAGTGGTCTGGGTGGTGCTGTGGCCGTACATGTGCACGTCTTCACCGATGGTGTTACGCAGATGGTGCTGCGAGTTGAAGATGACACCGGCCAGTTCCAGGGTACCGTCGACGGTGGTCAGCTTGTTGTTTTCGGCGTGCTGGGTACGAGCGATCTGGGCAACAGCTTCACGGACCTGGCCGGAAGTGTTGTTGATGAAGCTTACGTGTTCTTGCAGGGATTCCGCGGTGATGTTCTCCGGGAACTCTACTTTGGAAGCGTCGAAGGTCACGTGGTTGGAAGCTTTGTTATAGTTGTGATGCTCAACCAGAGTAGCCACACCGTTACCCATCAGTTTGGCGTATTCGTTATTCAGCGACATAATTAAGACTCACTTATACAAAATAGGGTTTAGTTATTACTACCAAAGGAAGAGGAGTGCGTACACGTCCCCTCAGGCATTTGCCTGTTCGGTCATCCTAGTGATATAGGCCTGAAATATTCTTACCTCTTACGGGTAATAAGTCAGCAGGCGCATTTGGTCGAAGATGTGAAAGTGGTCATCATCGGCCGGGGTGTCGAAGTGGTTCTGTGCTTGTTGGATCTTGTGGTTGAAGAACTCAGGGGTGAAACCTTGCGTGTCCAGCAGAGCGTGGAAGAAACCGATCTGCTTAGCCAACTTGTCTTCAACACCTTCCAGGGTGTCGATCAGGTCGAAACGGCTAGCCAGGTAAATAGCCAACAGTTTGGCGATCTCGCCGTTGTCAGTAGACACCGCCATGTCAACCAGTGCGTCGTCGAAGCCGATCAGGCGGGTAGCAATTACCTTGAACAGTTCTTCGTGGGTCTCGAAGGTATGACCAGAAGTAATACCGACGATGGCCTTGTTGGTAAAGTTGTCACTGGCGATGGTGTTCTTGGTCCATGCAGTAATACGAACACCACGCGACTGCATGTAAGTCTTGATGATGTACGAGACGTAGGTTTGGATGGCGTCGGACTTAACCGTGCTAACCGCCACACCTTTGATCAGGTGATCACCGTTCTCGGCGTTAGTGAAACGCGACCAACGTTCTTTGGAGACGTCCAGCAGCGAACGCAGTACATTGATGCCACCAACGACATCCCGCAAAGCCAAGACAAAGGAGACTTGGTCCAGCTTGGCATTTGCCAGGGTGTCTTTAATGTAATCGGTTTCCATTTCTACTACTCCAATTTACGTTGAGTATTTCAGGGCCCATTACCGGGTAATACCATATGGGCCCAGCAAAAAAATAAATATACCTAAGGTGAGGGCGAACCCCCACCTTAGGATACAGTTAGAACACAGACAGCGAGTTGGTCATGCGCATCTGGACTTTGTCGGTGTGACGGTAGGTCTTCTTGATCTGTTCGATCATGTGGACCAGGCCATCGTGCGACTCAGTACCAGCAAAGCGTGTCTGGAAGGCTTCTTTACGCATTTCACGCTCACATACGTAAATAACCTCATCCACGGTAGCAGTCATCTCTACTGGCGCCTGGCTAAGCTGGGTGAGCATGAACTGCTCCAGACCAGCCGTCCGGTGTTTGCAGGCGTTCAACATGCCCTGCTCCATCACCAGGTCGTAACCAGTGAAGTAGTCGACCTCACGCACACGGTCACCGAGCTTCTGAGGCTTGGTAACAGTCCGGATGGAGAACGCAGTGTTCATATCCGGGTCGGCCAAGGACTCCTTCAACAGTTCCGCATGTGGGCCCCAAGGACGCACTTCGATCTTGTTGTAGATCGGACCGGTCTCACCGTGTTCCATGATCCAGTGGATCTTCCGAATGGAACCACACACGTTGGCTTCAACGATAGTGCGCAGTCGGTGAATCCATTGGAACACATCGGTGATCGGGGTTTGGACAATACGACCGTCACGCCATTCCCAGTAGTACTGCGGAGGGTGGCCAAGCTCACACCACAACTGCTTCTCAGAGATCCGACGGTTCAAGTCGGAGTCCGGACGCATACATTCACGCAGGTATTCGTTGAACCGGTATTTGATACCACTCCGGTTCTCGATGTTGAAACCACCAGCGTTAACCAGGTAATAAGGGCTACCTGGCTCCATTGGTTGCAACATACCGCGTTTACCAGTACCCTCTAATACCGTACTGCCAAAACTGATGATCTGACTCATGTCGGAATACCTCGCATAATCCGTTCGTAATCTGTAACTTTGGTATCCGGGTTGACAATGGCCGCAATGGTGTTGTCTTGCAGATAACCACTGGATATCTTCGCGAAGGTACCGTCGATCAGCATGCTGCCGTTGTTAAGACCCACAATCAGTGGTGGACGACCCTCTTGAATCGCCTTACTGTAGCGATAAGGCTGGTCAGGGTTATCCGGGTCACGGAACATAATAGACGTGAGCACGCGAGGTACTTGGAAACTGCTACCAACGTCACCACCACATTCCGCCTTGGCGTTATCAAACAAGCCTTCGACTTCACGGTGGGACATATACCAAGCGATCTTAGCGTAGTAGTAGAACTCGAGCATGTAGAAATACGGCTTGTTCGGGTCCTGGATTACCTCCAGGGACTCAATCACCGTATCACCTTTCTCAAACTCCAATACCAGATAAGGAACACCTTTGATGTTCGACTCACGAATGTTCAGCGGTAAAAGGGTGATATCCATTAACGCTACCAGGGGAGCGTAACACTCCCCCGGAATCACCAGACCCAATACTGCTGCTGTAGTAACTTTGTCACTGACAGTAGCCATGCCGTTATCGACAAACCGTTTAGGAATGTAAATCTCCAGATAGCGGTTTGCGATAACAGAGTTATTAGGCAACGTGGTAAATGCTTTAGCTTCAAAGCTAGCGTGTGGTTCCCTACGGAGTGTCTCTACACTCATTCCAGACACATACCGACGATCGTCTGGATGACCGCTACAGTCAGACGCTCGCGTTGTTCTTCTGGAGTGGCGTTAGCGGCACACTCTTGGTAGGTACGGCTCAGGATCTCAGCCGCCATATCACACTTGAGCAGTGACAGGAACTTAGGCACGATCTGCGAGGACATGACGTGTGTGGTCAAAGACCCAGCATTGTCGTTCTCACTGACAGCATCTTCGAAACTGTAGCCACTACCCAGTACCCCGCGGAAGCAGAGTTCCAGTTCCTTCTCGAAGTTGTTGCGCACCCAGGTGCCCAGCAGGTCTTGTGCTTGACCACGGACTTCGGCCAGGCGTTCGCTCAGGTTCTCGTTAGTAACGATGAACTCGGCGATAGCAGCCAGACCGGTCTTGATGAAAATACTCTTGGCATGAGCGGAGAGTTTCTCGTTGACGTGGTCGTAGTACTCACGAGCTTTCGCCATGTACTTGCCAGGAGCAGCAACGATGCTGCCAACCGAATCGGTTTCGCCCAGCAGACGATTCCAGTACCAGCCCAGCAGGCATTCGCTCAACGACCCACTACCACCTTGGGTGATGGTATCCATGGCTTTATCGGTGTAGAACACCATGACGTCAGCTTCAACGAAGCGAGCACCAGCTTGTTCTTCACCTTTACCGTCTACCAGACGGACCGGGCCATTGTCGACGATGGACAGGCCGTTGGCACGGTAGCTCTGAACCACGGAACGCAGGTTAACCATGTGGCAGGTCAGTGCATTCCACATGGTGTTGACGAACTCACGGTAGTCCTCGATGGAACCACCTTTGAGCCACGGCACCAGATCTTCCGAGGTGTACATCTTGGTGAGGATGACGTACATTTTCAGGATGCGTTCGGAATCCAGTTGCTTGACGCGACTGAAGTCGAAGTTACCACTGCCGGACTTGACGAACAGGTGTTCCAGGGACTCCAAGCTGGTCAGACAGTTGGCTGCATGGGCGGCCGAAGTGTCACGCTCACGCATGATCTCGACTACGTCAGCGTGGTTCGAGTTAACGAACGCCAGTACCTGGTCGTTGGTTGGGTATTCGAACTCCAAACGACCCAGTGCCTGCAGACCTACGTTGGTGTAAGCAAACGACTTGTCCTTGACCTCGGTGGGATAAGCCGCCGAATCGAAGAACGGATCATCCAGCCAGATGAACTGGTGCTTGAAGTACTGGGTAGCGATGTTGCGCAGGTGATCGCGGCTGTAACAGATTTCAGCCTTGCGACCGATGGCCATGGCCAGAGGTTTACCATAGGCGCTGATGTTGTCCAGCGCACCACGGACGATCTCACCTACACGGTTACCCGCTGCATCGATGATGGGGGTGTGTTCGGCTTCATCGGAACCAGTAACCTCAACGATCTCCTTACGGAACTGTTCGGTGTAAGGTTCCAGGCCGTGCGACACACCATTCAGACCTTGGAGGATCTGGGTCGGACGGAAGTTGGGGTTGGCTACAGCGATCAGCTCAGCCAGGGCAATGCTCGATTGACGAATCATTACTTGGCCTCCCCGTGGGCTTTGGCGACGATAGCTTTGCTGATCTGCTCGTCGAGGATGGACTCTTCCAGCGGGGCCAGGTAAACCAGACCTACCGCGGCAAGAGCGTGTTTTACCAGCTCGATGGTGTTAGCACCGGTGATAATGTCTTCAACCATTTTTTCTTTGGACACTTTACGACTCCCGGTATCAGTAAAGCTGATTAGATGTAGTGCGGTTTGCAGGGAGCATACCGTCGTAGTACGTGGTGTACAAACGAGTGTTGATCTCACCGACGGTGATCATACCGTCGTTGTTGAAATCGAAACCTTTGTTCTGGACGTAGGACTTGATCTCCAGGGCGGTAGAACCGTCCTTACGGAACAGGACTTCATCCGGCTTCTTGCCAACCGCAGCTGGGTAGAAGATGGTCAGGTAGAAGTCTTCCAAGCGGGTATATTTCTTACCGCGCTTCATCCACATCTCGAAATACTTGAACACCCAGTCCAGTTGGTCCTCAGCCGACAATGTAGTCAGCCATTCAACTGTAACGTGGCTACCGTGGATTTTGGCCAGGTCAGTAGCAGCGTCTTTACCAAACTGGATCAGACCGAAGTAGAACGCCCCAGCGCCGTTACGAATGGTAGGGCTGAACGTCCCGCCAGTCTCGAAGTGCATGCAAGCCATAAGAGCCGAAGGTGCATTGTCCCACAGTTCATTCTTGCGGCACCATGCGGTAACCTTTTGCAGGAACTCCGCACTGACTTTCTTACTCCAACCGGCGTTGTAGTAAGGGCATTTGTTGTATGCCTTGTAATTGTTGACGACTTTCATGAAGCCGCCCCAAGTACCAGGACCCATCACCCCATCTGCCGTCCCGTCGTATACCTTAAGGATACGCAGGTTGGTCTGGATGATCTTGAGCGCAGCCTCTTCAGTCATTACTGGTGTAGGCAAAGGCAGGCTACTGTTGAAAGACCGGCTACCGTTCATCCGGTAATCATAGTCCTTTAACAGGGTACCTAATGCCGCAGCAGATCCCTTACCCCATTTACCGTCAATAGCACCAAGATAAAGGCCGCACTCTTTCGAGGCGACCTGGATATCCCGGATTGCGTTAAGCAACCGATAGTTCATCTACTTACCCCTGTACACTTGGATAGCCCGTTTACTGAAACCAATCATCAGTTCGTTACTAGCCGCTTCATCGCGCAGACTGCAAACCATCCGGTTCAGCATACCCTTAAAGCTAGT